AAAGCTGGCCCCAAAAGTTGGGAAGAGGGCCACGATGCGTTAGTGAACTCTCGTGAACCCCCCCAAAGTGTGAGTTTACTCACACTTTTTGTGTGAGTCCACTAACAGGGTCTGTTGCCAGGTGTTGCCAGCATAAGGCCAGGTCAGAGGGGGCGAACGGACGTTCGGCGTTAGTGGACTAACAGGGAAAGTGTTAGTACACTATCAGATAACCCTCAGTTCGTAAAACGAACTGAGGGGGGGTATCGCTCGTGTTAGTACACTAACAACACCCCACTCGGAAAGACACCGTTTCGTGCAGTGTGTAGTTACCAAAACGGTCCACTAGCTGAACCAAGTCGGTATTCCGACTCACTAGCTGAAAGAAACACCCGGCTCACTAGCTGAAAGATAGCGGCCGGAACGGCGAAAGTTCCCGGAACCGAAGTCCCGGGAACCATCGTCACACCAAGTCGGTGTAGAACTTGCTCCGACCGAAAGCACCGTTCAGCGAACGCCGGTGCAACTTCGTTCGGTTCGCGTTCTTGTGAACGCGTCGCATCGGTTCGGCACGATCCCACGATGCGGCGTGAGGAGCGTACGTCATCATCATGTCCAGATCACTCATCTGTCTCTCCCTGTAGTTGTAGTGCCCAGCAAAGGTTTGCTGGTGGAAACCTCCCCACCGAAGTGGGGAGACAACCATCAACCAACCTTCGTCAGCCAGATCTTCCGATTGTCACGGATGACGGCTTTCTTCGGTTCCTCCGATCCGACGGCGAAGTAGTCGGAATGCCAGTTCTCGAACGTGGCAGCAATCTCCGCAGGCTTATTGACCCCGAAGAGCTTGTGGCAAGCCTCGCCCAACGTTGGGCACTCAAAGATGGCACCGTTCACCACGAACTTCACGTTCGTATTGTGTGAACGCAACGCACCGGTAGGAGCGGAGACAGAGTTCTCCCCGTTGCCATCCTTCGGAGCGTTCGGAATGATCCAGGTTCCGTCGGCACGGCGAGCCTTTCCGCCGTTGTCCTTTCCCCACTTCTGGAGTGTGGGAAGTGACAGAACCATCTCCACGGTCATTCCGTCGATGATGCCAGCTTCGATCATCGTGACCGTGCCGTTCAGGACCTTGACAAGTTCTGCACGAACCGCCGAGAGATCCGTGTCGGCCGGAACCGAACCCCGAACGTTTTTCTTCGCGTAATGCCCGAAGATCGCCAGGTTCACCTCAGTGGAAAGCTTCGACAGCAGTTCCTTGAAGGTGAGCAGTTCCGAAAGGTTGGCGTCAATGTGTGCCCACTCGACGAGTTCGTCGATGTTGGGAACGCTTCCGACGTCTTCCTTCACGATCGTCGCCGTTCGCTGCCAGTCGGAGTAGTTCTGGTCGAACTTCCCCGTGATGACACCGTGTGCCAGATCGTAGAAGGAAGCCTTCGCCTCGATCTTCGACAGGCCGGCGTTGATCACCGGATCGGTATGGAACACGACCTCCTCCCCTTCGGAAGAATCGCCGGGCTCGTTTGTGTCAGGAGACATGGTAGCCTCCCCTTTCTGTCTGCCAGCCTAGTTGCTGGTCGCAACGTTCAGAGAACGCTCCGATCAGCCTCCGGGCTGTAGTTCCTGTCTTTCTGTTGTGATCCCATTCTACCGGGACCCTTTCCGTTTCCACCTTTCCGCCGGAAACTTTCTGCCGTTTCCGTTCTGCTCACTTGCTGACAGGTACCATTATGGCAAACGGAGGTTACAACGAGGTCACAACGGGATGACGAACTATGTCGGGTTCATGACGAATCGTAATGTTACGAAACGAAACGAACGTCATGCAACCTATTGTATATCGTAATATTATAATAATATTCCATCTCGAGCGGCTGACTAGCTGAAACTATAGCTATAATGTAATGATATTGTAATATTCCATCGCCGGCTCGCTAGCTGAACGTATTGCTATAATGGCGTCGAGATGGAATATTCCATCTCGTTCGTATTGCTGTATTCCATCTGAAGGGGAGATGGGCTATCTATTATAATGATCCATTCATATATTACGATTGCGATAAGACTATCGAAATGAGATTGTAATGGCGATTATAATAGTAAATCGAGGAAACGGTGATATACTTGACGTATGCATACGTCAAACAGCAACAGCGACATGGAGAACGGGGACGACGAGATGGAATGCTCTATCTGCCGAGAGTGTGGAGTAGTAAACTCCGTCATGGTCCGTGCCGTTATATACAATACGTTCGGGCGGCTTAGTTCTCCAGTCCCCACTTGCCATCCGCACCGGATGGAGCTTTCCACTTTGATTGTGTGGGATTATGATGACACTTGCTATCTTGACGAGGATGGAATGGTCCTTGGCGTGGAATGTTCCATCTGCCACTCATTGACCAGGTCCTTCAGGGATGATGGAATGCTCCTTGCTTGCGACAACTGCTACGACGAGTTCAAGATGGAGGATTCCATGTACCATTCCAACATTGACGACATGGAGGAAGACTTGGCGAATGCCAAGGAGGAAGAGATGGAGGATTCCATGAGCGAGATGGAGAACGACTTGGAGTATTGCGGTCGCATGTCGGCCCGATGCTACTATTGCTGGCTCGAGATGGAACATTCCAACCGCCAGCATGGCGAGAGCGAGACGGAGTATTCCAAGTTCTCGTCGTGGCCCTCGATGCCCGAGATGGAATAGTCCATCGGACTCTCCAACTGGAACCCCCTTGGAACACTCCAAGGGGGTTTCTTCATGTGTCTTATAGAGTTAGGTGTACCTACCTTATAGTATTATGTGTGCTTTATTATATTTATTAGGTGTGCCTTACATAATATTCCATTGGTGTATTACTTTAGTATTACATTATCACTACATTATAATATTAAATCGGTCCCGTTTTAGCTATAATCTCCAGGGGGGTGGTGCTAATTCAGACAAATTTTTCGTCGAAAAGCAAAACATTCCAAACCTTATCTTTCCCATCCCCCCTCTCCCCTAGCCCAGACGTCGGCCATACGGTACTATGGTACCGCAGGCCAGACAAACACGTACCCACTCGGCACCCTCGGAGCTAACGTGCAAACAAGACCTTCGGAGACTCCGTCTCCTGTTAATCCGTTGGTCTCTTTCAGAGAAACACTTAAACTAACTCCCTCTGAACTCGCGGCACACACGGGGGTGTCTGTAGTTATCATTGAAATGCAGGAAAAAGGCATTCCCCATCACCTACACCCAAGATTCCTCCAGAAGTTCCCTGCCTCTGTAGAACTCATACCTAGCTATTACGAATTCCGAAAGGAGAGGCGTCGAGCTAACTTCCCCCCTGCAGAGAGTGTAGTACCCGAAACAGGTCCGGAATTCGCACAATGGCTTCGAGGCCGGGGGCTTACTGTAGGAGAATTCAGTGAGAAGGCTTGTTTACCTGTAGTTGACATTTCGTACGCTCTACACCACTTCCGATTGACTTCCACAATTCGTCGTTTCTTCGAGGAGATTAACGAGTGAGTAAGCTAGACCAGATAAGGTCCACTGTAGCTCTCATTGAGACGTACTATTGGAAGTTCAGTCGAATTCCGACGTCTGATGAGCAACTATACTCCGAGTACTTAGTCGAGACTTGTCTCGGGGACGTCCTCTCTGACGCGAGGTACGTAAGATACCTAAGTGCCCAAGGCGTTCCAGTTGATGGGACCCCTACTTTGACTCCGAAACAAGTTCGTTGGATTGACACCCTCTGCAACAGTACAGACGCACGGCCTTTGTCTATGAAGGCCAAAGATTCTGGCGTCACGATGACGCAGCACAACGCGTGGCTTAAGAACCCACTATTCCAGTCCGCTCTAACTTCAAGACTTGAACGAATCCTTCCAGACGAAAGAAACCGAGTTCACACAGCACTCGCTCGCGAAGCTTCCGGAGGGAACGTTTCGGCGATTAAGCTGTACATGCAAATCACAGGCGAATACACCGAAGGCGGCGGGGGCACTGAAAAGTCGGAGGCGGCGGGTCTCATGCAAGGCATTCTCGAAATACTCGAAACCCACGTGGATAGAGCTGTGTTGTCTGCTCTTGCTAACGATTTTGACTATTTGTTGGTTCATGGTCGTCCTCCGGAACGTCAACGGAGGCTAGCTGTAGTCCCTGTAGTTCCCAGGGACATCCTAGAAATTGAACAAAATGACGACATTTAGAGAAGAATTCGCCGGAAACTTAAAGCGTCGCCTTGGTCGGCCTAGCCTGTTAGGTTATACACCGTACGAAGTTCAGGAGAAGTTCCATGCCTCAGACAGAACAGGACGTCTTCTCTTGGGAGGAAACAGGGCAGGGAAAACTGTTTCCGGAGCAACAGAAGCTAGTTTCTGGCTCACCGGAAATCACCCTTACCGTCGAATTCCGGAACCTCCTGTGTTCGGTCGAGGAGTTAGCGTTGATATTGAACAGGGACTTAAGAAGATTATGCTTCCGGAGCTTGACCGATGGCTCCCTCGAAGTGTCGAGTTCTCACTCTTGACAACGGAAGCAAGATGGATTTCCTCACCGGTGAAATGGACACCGAAAAACACGCCGGAACGTCCAGAAACTTCTGTTGGATAGACGAGGAACCGCCAGAAACCATTTTCAACGAGAACATGCTGCGTCTGGTAGATGTTCAGGGAAATTGGTGGATGACAATGACACCGGTTCTCGGAATGACTTGGGTCTACAGGAGAATTTATGAGCCATTCATCGAAGGAACTCTCAGCGACGCCGAAGCAGACGTTTTTCAAGCACCATCCGAAGACAACCCTTTCCTTCCTCCTGGCGCTCTTGATGCGATGCTCGCTGGTATGTCCAGCGAAGAACGACAGGCTCGGAAGTACGGCAAATTCGTCGCTGCTTCTGGTCTTGTTTACCCTAGTTTTAATCCTGCTCTCCACGTCGTTGATCCTATCGACCCTAGTGCTGTAGTTCACGGTATAATCACGGGAATGGATCATGGTTTGCGTAATCCGACGGCTTGGCTCTGGGCATATGTTGACAATGAAGGGCGAATCGTTATCTTCCATGAGTACTATGAAGCTGAGCGAACGATTACTGAACACGCATCCGAAATTAACTTCTGGGAGCGCACTCGAAACATCCAATTTAAGATCAACTATCGTGTTGGCGACCCTTCGATCGCCCAGCGGAATGCAGTCAACGGAGAATCTGTCCAGTCCGAGTATAGTCGCGATGACGTTTTCATCGG